ATGAAAAAAATAATTGCTAGTGTAGTTATTGCATGTACGCTCGCATTATCAGTGTTATCGATTAGTTCGGTACCAACTAAAGATAATCAAGCAACAGGAAAAGTAAAAGAAGTACAACTAATGAAAATGGATCCAGGTACTTTAGGATAACAAATAAATTAAAATGCCATTGCATCTAAGGGTGCAATGGCATTTCCTACGTTTAAGGGGTTATTCATTTTCTACAATTTGATATTTTTGAATAATTAAGGATGATGGGGGAACCGAGGATGGAAAATGTACTAGAGAGCACTTTATGGGAAATGTTAAAATTAGGAGCATTAACTACCGATGAGAATGAAAAAAAAATGGTAGAGAATATAAAAAATATAGTAAAAAAAGAAAAAAATGATTGTTAGCCCAATTGCTGACAATCATTTTTTATTATGGCCTACAGCAGCCTTCATCATATCCAGTAACATATCTTGTTTTTCTTTTGGCATTTTTTCTAACATGTCAATTAGTTCGTTAAATTCTTTTCTTAATTCAGTAAACTGAACTGCATTTAATTCCGGATCATCAGATCTCCCTAATAAATAATCGACGGATACGTTTAATACATCTGAAATGATAACTAAAGTTTCATTAGATGGTGAACTATAGCCTGTTTCATAATTAGAAATTGTAGTTTTTGTTACTTTAGTTTCCGTATCCAACTTTTCTTTTATTTTTAATGCTAATGCATCTTGTGTTAATCCACGTTTCTTTCTAGAAAGCTTTATTCTTTGTCCTAAAATAGTCATAAATTCACCCCATATATATTATATCCAAAACTGTAAACTGTTTTTCTAATTTAAAAGTACAATTAAATTGTACTTTGTTTGTAAAAGTTTTGCATTAGTTTTTTAAAATTTTGTTTAAAAATCCAAAAAACTCAAATATTATTATTGACAGTACAAAAATCTTGGATATATAATGAGTGTAACAAGTTCAAGAAAGTTGGATTTTAGGAGGTGTCATCATGGGAAAGAAACGACATAATTTGATTAAAGCTCGCAAACGTAAAAAATTTACCCAGGAACAACTAGGAGCATTGATAAATAAACAGAAAACAGTAATCAGTAATTGGGAAACTGGCTACGCAACTCCAACATTAGATGATGCAATGCAAATAGCGCAAATATTAGAAGAAGACATATATAATCTTTTTTTAGGTGTTGAAGTTCAAGAAAATCAAACTTTATTTCAAAAAGTTCAATTGTAGGATGGCCTAAATAAAAAATGAAAAGGAGCTAAAAACATGTACCAAATAAAACAGTTACCATTCTCACTGAAAGCAGAGGATGTACAAGAATTCTTAAATATTTCTCGATCAGCAGCATATGCACTTATGAAGAGAAAGGATTTCCCAACAATTGTGATTGGAAAAAGTAAACGGGTTAAAGCGGAAGATTTTCTTAAATGGGTAGAAGCGCAAAAGGTGGGAGCAAATGCTAGTTAAAATTAAATTTCGGATTTTTAACAAAATTACCGTTTGATAAATAAGGAGGTGATTTAGTGGAAGATACAACATCGTTAGTTATATTCGCAACGTTTATCGTATGCAGTGTATTGTTTCTTTACATTACTTACGAACCAATAAAACGATGGGCTTGGAGTGACGTAGAACAAAATAAAAAGACCCATGGCAGTGGGTCCTTTAAGAAAAAACACTTGTTATAAGTATATCACGGAAAGTAGGGAAATAGTACATGCGTTTAACTGAATATCAAGTGCTATTACCTAATAAATTCTGGAACTTAGCAGAGAGCAAGGACGAATTAAAGGAAATGATTGAACAGTATTTCAAAGTTGGTTATCCACATTATGAAATTCAACGAATAATCAAAAGTGGACAAGCATATGTGGCAGTTTGTATTAGGAGGTAAATTTTTATGGTAAACGTAGTAACTGAAATTGGTGGATTAAATTTCAAAGGTAATGTAGTGGATCATGAATGGTTTAATTACATCACTTTTAGTAATGGTAAGCCTCACATTGTAGCAATTATGGTATTGAGTGAAATCGTCTATTGGTATCGTCCTACAGTTATTCGAGATGAATATACTGGCAAGGTTACTTATAAGAAAAAATTCAAATCAGATAAGTTACAAAAGAGTTATCAGCAATTAGCAGAAACATTTGGGTTTTCAAAACTACAAGTTAAACGAGCTTGTGACTTATTAGTGGATATGAACTTAATCGTAATCGAATTTAGAACAATTATTGTAAATGAAATCACTTTAAATAATGTAATGTTCGTTGAGCCTAAAGTAAGTGAAATAAAAAGCATATCAAGTATGTATCAACAAGTCGAAGAAGACCCTGTTGACTTTGAAGTAAAGAGGGTAGTTATTTCAAAATCAGGTACCTCTTCACATGAAAGTAATGAAGCTCCTGACTTTAAAGTAAAGACAAATACAGAGATTACTACAAAGAATACTACAGAGAATGTAAGTAGTAGTAGCATCTTCTCTTTCTACGAAAATAATTTCGGTATTTTAAATTCATTCATAGCCGAAAGTATTTCGCAATGGGTAAACGATACGAACGAAGAACTTGTACAAGCTGCTATGGAACGTGCACTAAAGCAACAAAAGAAATGGAATTATGCTGAGGGGATTTTAAAACAGTGGGTTAATAAAAACATTCGTACTTTAGCTGACGTTAATGCAGCAGAAGAAGAATTCAAAAGACAGCAAAATTCTAAAAAAATAAGAAAAGGAACAATTAAAGGAGGTTCGACTCGTGGAAGCTCTAAATCAGGTGATGACGAGGATTTTGAATACATCGGCTTGTGATGATAAGGAAGAAGGTTATGAATGTCCCGATTGTAATACATTTATACTTGCTGTTTCTGTGGAAGTACCAGAGTTGAAGATAAAACGAAAAGTGTTTCCTACATGTGAATGTGTGGTAGCTAGAGAAGAAGCAAGGATTCGGGAAGCGCAAAATTTCGCTAAAAAGCGTGAGATTGATAAGTTGTTTAGTATCAGTAATCTTGGTGAATGGTTTAAGAAATCTACATTTGAAGCGTTTAGAGAAAGAGAAGGGTCTGTAACCGCTGGGCAAATCGCACAAAAATATGTGAATGAGTTTAAGAAATGGAACGGAGAGTCGCTCATGATTTGGGGCGAACCAGGCAATGGGAAAACTCATTTAGCAGCAGCAATTGCAAACGAGCTTTCAAAACAAGGATTTATTGTTGTATTTCAAAGTGTACCAGAGTTATTACAACGTATTCGAAGTACATTTAACAGCGATAACAAAGAAAATGAAACACAAATTATGCGAGCTCTTTTGGAATGCGACTTACTTATTTTAGATGATATTGGTGCAGAAAAAACAACAGAGTGGGTAGAAGAAAAATTATTCAATGTAATTGATGGTAGATATCGTAAAGAATTACCTACATTATACACAAGTAATTTGCGACCAAAAGAATTACAAGAACAAGTAGGCAAACGTTCTTATGATCGTATGGTTGAAACAAGTTTAACCATTAAAAATGAAGCAACAAGTTATCGTCGGGAAATTGCGAAACAAAGATTACAAGCTTTTGGAGGGTGAGTATATGAAAAATGTATTTCTTGATAAAAAGCGAGCGTTCATGGATTTCCTGTTAAGGAACGTCTTATCAAAAGGTGATGAAGGGTATCGGATTATATACACATTTAATAAATATGAACGCTTCGCAAAACGTGTTCAATTTGTTGAAGATGCTAAGGCTTATGCATATGCAATTAAAATTTCAGAAGAATCTTTAGGGGATAACGAGTTCTTATTTTTTAAACGGGATGAAATTATCATGCGTAGTTTTAGTGCATTTGAGCATTTTGATGAGAATGGAGAGGACACGATTTACATTCAAATAAATTTCACAGGAAAATACAGCAATAAATTGTATCTGGCAGTAGTTGAAGATGATTGTACACTAACGCCATATCTTACTGAAGAAGATCATACTGAGATTGATCGATTGCTTAAATATCAACTTATCGATTATGCACTTGATACAAAAAATGAACAAATGTTTCGTGAACTAGTTTCAAATTAAGGGGGAGTTAAGGATGAAAAACACAGGTATTGTAAGAAAAGTCGACGAGCTAGGGCGTGTAGTAATTCCAGTAGAGTTACGTAGAACTTTAGGGATTGCTGAAGGCGCAGCATTAGACTTTCATGTTGATGGGGAAAATGTCGTTTTAAGAAAACAGGAAAAGTCATGCTTTGTAACTGGTGAAGTATCTGATTCCAACATCGAATTGTTAGGCGGCCAAATGTTTTTGAGTAAGGAAGGAGCACTTGAGTTACTTAATTCTCTTGAAAAGAGTGTGAAGGAACATGCCTAAACAATTGAATATTTTCGATGTAGAGCCAGCAATTTGTGAGTTCGATGTAATGAAGGCAAATGTGAAAAGAGGTACTGGACGCAATACATACGCTGATGTACGCGTCCAAGTTCCAAAGAATGCAAAGTGTACGGATGAATTACCACGCACAACTAAACAAGATGATCGTTATGACATCTTCGAACAATATGCAATGGCGATTTGGAGATTTCAACGCGCTGTAGATAAGTTTTTTAGTTGGGATACAGCGGAAGAGTTATGTAAGGCAGCAAGGGATAAAAAAGAAATAATTCCGGTACGGGTTTACTTAGGGAGTGGATTTAAACCTGATGTTGTCGAGTACATGCGGTAGTAAAAAGGGAGAGGGACATATGAAGAAAGAAATCGATGTTACAAGTAATAAAGTATATGTGGTTACGGATGGAAAAGTCCTTTCTTTTAACCCACCAGAAAGCGGTTATGGTGAACAAGTTGTAATTTGGGTTAACGGTAAGGCTGGTCATGTTAAAACTACTTCTAACCAAATGATAAAGTAATTAGCTTTTAAAAGGAGTGATTGAAATGTCGGCTTTTAAAGTTCGGGTTGCTTTAGAAGAAGTAGATTTCTTATGGGATCAAAGAGAGGTATTTCAATTCCGAGATCTTTGGAATAGTAACTACACACTCTTAGAGATTTCTAAAAAATTCAAAAGAAAGCAAATAGAAGTAGCGGCACTTATTTTAGATCAAGTGGATAAGTTTAAAATCTCCAAACGAAAAATGGGTTTAGGAGAAATTGGCGACAAAAGTATTCGGAATAAAAAGAAAAAAGAAACACCACCTTACGTCTACATTGCTTTAGAAGAAGTAAATTTCATTTGGAATGAGGACGATATAGAACGGTTTAAGGCTTTGTGGATGAAGCAACTTAGCCTTGAAGATATATCAAATAAACTAAGAAGACATCAAATTGAAATAGCAACATTAATACTGGATCAGTTCGGTTTAGAATACATGCTTAATTGCTTAATAGATACAAAAAAAAGAGTGGCTTAATTAAATTAGTGAGGGAGCGAATGGAAATGTACTTAACTAAAATATTCGGAATGCAAAAGGTATTAGATACAAGAATCATTAAGGAGCATGGATTGGAAGGACAAAATTTTTTTTACAATATGATCCTTGCTTTACAGGTTGAAATTGGAGAACTTGCAAATGAAACAAGATGCTTTAAGCATTGGAGCAATAAAGGACCTAGTGAAAAGGAAGTAATTTTAATGGAGTATGTAGATGGATTTCATTTTATAGCTTCATTAGGGAATGGCATCGGATTTAATCCTAATGAATATAGCCTGAAATTATTAGAACATAATGCAAACGTCTATACGGCAAGTACGTTAGTCAATCAATTTAACAATGTATATGAAGGTATATCGGAATTTCGTGCAACGCAAGATATTGAGCTTTATGAAGAATTATTGTACTCGTTTTTAGGGTTAGGTAAGAAATTAGGATTCACATTTGAAGAAATTGAACAAGGTTATTACAAAAAGAATGAAGTGAACCACCAGCGCCAGGATAACGGATATTAAGATCAAATTTGAATTTTATAAGAAACGGGGAATAGAGAATGAAAAAGAAAATAATTGCAGGTTTAATGTCTATTATGGCGGTAACGGGTTTAGCAGGTTGTGGTACAGAAGCGGATACAGTTTCACAAAATTTATCTAAATCAGCTGATTCATTTGAGGTTCAACGAAGAGTAGTGTTCTTCAATGGTATAACTGATAAATACCTTTTAAGTATTGAAGGATTATGCGCTTTAGACGCTGGTGATGGGAAGAAGATAACTGTAACTTGTAAGACTGGTGACGGTAAATATAAGAAGCATTACCTTGGATTAAGCGATAATGTAAGTTACTTCATTGAACAAACAGATGCTAAGTATGAAGATGCATACCATTACAAAGTACTGTTTAGACCGGAAGAAATTATTCCAGATATTAAGTTGCAGACAAGCCATAAATAAACAAAAGCGTTATTTGGTCGGAAAGGGGAATAGATATGGCTTACAATCACGCTCTATACACGTTAAATAAAGAGAAAAAGAGATTGGAAGACAAAATCGAGGACATAAAAGATCACGTTTTATATCCTACTAACACCCAACGCATGAGAAGTTCGATGATAAGAATGTTCGAAGAGCAATTACAAAGTGTAAGCGATGGAATTAAAAAGCTGGGGGAATCGGAATGTATACAAAAATAGTTAAATACAAGAGAGACGGAATTGGAGCTTGGGATAAAGATTATAGCAGTATGGAAGTTCTAAAAGAAATAAAACCTACAGATAACGATTTGTTCGAGAATATCTTAAAAATAGACGGTAAATTGTACAAGCCTTGCAGCGCGTACGGTGAATATATAGCGGTTGATGAAGTTAAAATCAACTACAGTCCTTATGCGGATGTTAGAAATGAAAGTGGTGTTGAATGCCCGTATTGCGGTTTTGTCGATCAAGATACACATGAGTTTCCGAGCAAATCAGGAGAAACGGAATGTGCTAATTGTGAATCGGAAATCAAATACGTAATAAACGCTGTTATTAATTCGTTAGGAGAATGTTTAGAAGTTATATGTCATACGGGTCCAGTTAAATTAAATGAGCCTATCGAAATTTAACAAAATAGTTATTTTGGAGGGGAACGGAATGGAGATCAAAGTGAATGAGCAAGCTCAAAAGTTTCATTTAGCAACAAATCAAGGAAATTGGCAACCAATGATAGGACACGCTATACAAATAGATGAATTCACATTATGTGCATGTCCTATGTTCGACACTGTTTTCGGAACTGTACTTAATATATCCGAAGTTACAACCGGTCACAGGGTATTGTTGCCGATACCAGTTGTTGGTGATGCTTACGAAAAAACAAGCACAGCAGCAGGCACAGTTGCATTCTTAAGAACGGAAGTTGCTGAAGAAATAAAAAGAGTAATAAACAAAGTTGGAAAACAAAAAATCATAGAACAAATCGAAAAATCAAAGAAATACAATGCAGAACATTTACCGGAAATGCCACCGATTGAAGATGTAGATAGGGATTGGATGTTTAAAGAAGAAAGCGAGACCGTACATTAATACAAAAACGCTATTTTATTAGAAAAGGAGAATGAAAATGGAGGCCCCGTTAATTCACGAACAAACATATAAAAGTCAGTATGATTTAGAAAATGCAGTAGAAAAATTCTACGATAGTCTTCCGGAAGAATTCGGAATGTTAGAGAACGAGGATATCAAGAAGTTTGATCACATAAGCGGAGTATTTGAAGCAACGGCCGTAATGGAGAATGATTTGAAATTGAGGATAGAAATATTCTTTGCGGATGATGCAGACGAAGATGAATCATGGATTTGTAAAGCTTATCAAGTAGCTTAATAAAAACTTCATTTTAGTGCAAAGGGGAGTTAAACAATGAACTTAAAGGAGTACGTCGTTTATAAAGGTGAATCATTGCTATGTATCGGAACTATACAGGAATGCGCTGATTATATGGGCGTACTTCCTTCGACAGTTCGTTTTTATACAAGACCAGCGTATCAAAGGAGAATAGCGAATCGGAAGAATGCTAGGAATTATATAACCGTTACGGAGCTTGAGGAAGATTAATATAAAAATTTCATTTTGTAGCAAAGGGGAAGAGATATGAAAAGATATCGTGTTGAATTCACTGAAACGAAGTCATATGAAGCGTACGTTGAAGCTTCTGATGCAGATAAGGCGATTGATAAAGTTCGTAATGGTCTTGTAGAGGAAGAAGAGTTGATTGAAAAAGATGTAATTATAGATGGGATGTACTTACAGAAAAAAGGCAGCTAGCAAAAGCTAACTGCCCGGCTGGTTCTCCAAGGGGGAACAAGGAGAAAGTAACTTAATGGGTTGTCTACAGTATTGACGGAATATTGAGTTTTATTCAGGGGAGGAAGAAATGAGTAGTCATTGTACATGTCATATTAATTCTGAAGAATGTACTTATTGTAGATGGAAAGGTATGAGAGTGGGGACATTTGGTTGTGGAGCTGCAATTAAGTTTCCTGATGGAAAATTGATAAAGTTTCACACGTTAGATATAGATCAAGCTCATGAATTGGCTGACGCATTAAGTGAGTTAGTATTTGGATTTGAAATGGAGGTAGAGGTAAATGAGATCACAAAGATATAGAGCTGTTTATTGGTCACAAGTTGGTATGAAGAAAAGTATTAAACATTCAACTTTCAAATCACTTAAATATCTTTATGAGAAGCGAAAACAACAAAACTCAACAAAATAATCCTTTTAATAGAAAGTGAGGTTAGGAGAATGGCTACTTTAAAGAAAAGGAAAACAAGAAAAGCTATTGCTCGTCGTACGAAGGCGGTTAATAAATATAGGGTTGAAAAAGCTTGGAGAAACATCTTTGTACAAGCTGGTATTTTAAAGTGAAAACAAACAGAATATAGTCCGGCTAGAAAACTAGAGGACACCAATTTATTAAAGCAGCAATTCAAGCTGTTTTAGGGATAGGTGTCCTTTTTATTTTGAAAAGGGAGTTGGGGAAATGAAGGGGTTAAAGGATCAGTTACGTGAATGGAAAAAGAAATCCAAGCAAGGAAAGAAGAAAAATAAGAAAAAATCAAAAGAGAAATTAAGTACTCGTGAAATCGAGGATTTAATGGGGATGCATAGACCTTGTTATGAACGAAGACGTGGAGCAATAAGACAAAAGTAATCTAAAAATAAAAAGGAGTGGTCTTACATGACTAAACAATTATCTTTCTTACCAAAAATTGATAGAACAGCGACACAAGAGGAGTTAGAAGGTGTGTTGGAAAGCGTACGTATACATAGACAATTTGGGATGATGCGTAAAGAAATGAAAGTCACTCCTTCTTATGAAATACGTGAGCACGGTCCTACACATGCAGTTGGTAAGCTGTTAGAAGATGTTGCCATAGCAAATATTCAACAAAGCAAACGAGAAGAATGGCTAGAAATAATGTCATTACGTATTAATCAATTTCTAAATCGATTAGGAAATGGACGTGCAGGGATTATCCAAAGGGATATCATTTATAAACGTTATTTAGAAGAAGAGGATGTATGTGATTATATGGTTTATAACGAAATTGGAATGTCAGAGCGTACTTATCGACGTTGGAAGTCTAAAGCATTTTATAAGCTTGCTTTTGCACTTGGATTAGAAGTTTACGAGACAGAAGAGACTGGAGGTAATGAATAATGAATTTTGTTCAGCCAATACGTGATCCAGAAGAAATACAGCAGCTAAAAGATTATTTTAAAGAAAAGAGCTTACGTAATTACATTCTCTTCATTATGGGAATTAATACAGGTCTGAGAATCTCGGACATTTTGAAATTGAAGGTAGGAGATGTCAAAGGTAGTCATATATCTATGAGGGAAAAGAAAACCGGGAAACAGAAACGAATACAAATTACTGCAGCATTGAAAAGAGAACTGAAATGGTTTATTGAAGAAAAAGAAGATAATGAGTACTTATTGCAAAGTAGACAAGGTAGGAATCGTCCAATTGGTCGGAGCATGGCATATAAGATATTAAGTGGAGCAGCGGCAGAATTCGGATTAGATGAAATAGGCACACATACCTTGAGAAAGACGTACGGGTATCACATGTACATGCAAACAAAAAACATAGCATTACTCATGGAGATATTCAATCACTCGTCAGAGAAGGTCACGTTACGTTATATAGGTGTAAACCAAGATGCAATGGATAAAGCAATGACTAGGTTTAAAATCTAATCATTGCTTTTTTCTTTTAAATCTATACAGTTACTCATAAATTTCGTACTGTGTAACTCAAAAGAGAAAGTAGAACGAAATCAATGATAGCAAGGGGTTTGGCGAAGAGGGCAGTTACACACAATAGAACATATGGGTAATTGAAGAGAGTCTAAAAAAGATTTAGTGTGTTTCATTTAATCGTCAATAATGAAAATGATATATACCAAAAAACTTTTTAAGTATAGAAGAAATTTGAAATGTAAGATATTATTTTCTAGGAGCAGTAAAGGTATTATACAGCTATACATATATATCAGTGAAAAGCAGGCAGATGGGGAGTGTACGATACCCCATGAAATTAGGACTAATTTATGCATTTCATGTATATGGATAGTTAAAAACTATAGCGAAGGAGTCTTTTTATGGTAAGGAAATCAATGTTTTTAATAGCTTTCAGTATTGTAGGTTTCGCAGTTGTTTCAGGAATGGATACATCCCAAATGTTTATGATTTCTGCGCAATTCGGTCTTGACACGGCATTTGTAAGTCAAATTGTTAACTTAGTAGAAGCTGGAGTAGGAGTTTGGACTATAATGGGGATGTTTGCAACTCTTAATGTTGTTGGAATAGGGGTTTTATTTGCTATAAAAGCAGCCTTGAAGAAAATGACAAAAGCGGTTGTTATTACGTATTGATATAAGGTTTAATGAATAATACTAAAAAGTTTTTGCTATTTGTTGTTATCTATATTTTGTTTGTGTCTGGTTTGTTATTTTTGGATTTTAAAGATGGTTCATTTGATTTGTCCCAAAAAAAAGGTTTTTCAGAAATATTATCTAATAATGTTTTGGTTACGTTAAATATAATTCTTTTTGGAATACTATCTTTTGGTGTCATTTCGCTGGTTTTAATTATCTTTAATGCTATTATTCTAGCTACAACTATTAAACTTGGCTTTGCCCGCTGGGGATTAAATGTTTTTGTAGGGTTATTACCTCATGGCGTTTTTGAGATTTCTGCAAATTTGTTAGCCCTTGTAATTGTTTGGAATATTAATAGTTTAATAGTCTGTAAGTTAATAAATAAAAGGCACATCGATTACAGAAGTATACTAAGCAATAACCTTAATTTATTCTGTGGCATGATTTTTCTATTATTTATAGGTGCATGGATTGAATCAGATTTCTCACATATGCTTATTATGAGGTTGACGCAATGATTAATAATGGATTATTACATAGAATTAATAGTAAATATTTGATTTTATTGGTGATATGTAATTACTTCTTAATTTCTCTTATACTGTTTGATCAAGCCTTTTTTATATTTGCAGAAAAAAATCCCTATCTGCCTAATGGTGATCAAAAATTTATTTTGAAGGGTATAGTAGCTATTTTTAATACGTCATTTTCTGTAGGAGCCATATCGGTATTTGTGATTATCCTATCCACAGTGTTTGTAATATTTAGTGACAAGGAACCTGACGTACCTAATATGATTTTATTTAAGGCGTTTTCAATTCTATCTTTTTTTCAATGGGTAGATGTCTTGTTTATTAGAAATATGGGAAGTGAAATTTATAATGAATATATACATATATTCAATTCAACTTCATTGCTTATGAATATTGGAATAGTTTACTTTTTGCTAAGAAATGTATTGACAAGAAAGAAGTTGTTGATAACAGTTATTGCTTACATTATATTTTTCATTTTGGGTAAAATGATTTATACATTGTTCTCATAGTATAAATACGAAGGGATGATAGGGGTATGGTACAAAATAAAGATACTGAAGAAGAAAAAGAAAGTATTTACTTGTATATTCCAGCTATTGGTTTTGCATTATTTAGTGTAGGTATGATTCTCTATATGTTTATTAGATAAGTATCAACTGGGAAAACTAGAACTTTGATAGTCAAGCTTTTTCTGCGTTTGTATAATATCTGTGTTTTTTGTTAGAAAATAAAAATTAGTATATTTCGTTGATTTATAATAGAAAGATATTAAAAGTGGCAGAGTCGTGACCGCTTTTTGGCAGTAAATATGCCGGTAGTTTTGGAATTATTGTGTTATATTTGTATTGTGAGAAGTGGCGGAAAACACAACTCACTATGTTGTTCTTAAATTTCTAAACGGTTCGTAATGACGGCACATAAAATCCGAAACCAGCAGATGGTAATGATTGAATGATACCGTTATTAAGGAGAGCTTTTGCTCTTCTTCCAGTTACTTAATAATCTGCGAACAGAATGTAGTAACTGGAAGAAGTATAAAACTTCATTTACCGTATTTATAGTAATAGCATAGATATTTGGCGAAAGAGGAGTAACTAAAAATAAATCTGTTACTCTTTTTTATATTAAGAAAAAAAATGCCATGTGAATAGAATGACAGTGCCAATAATTAATAAACATGCTATATACCTCATAACATACACTCCTTTTAGAATTAGTATGTGTGGAGGAGTTAAAAAGAATTCGTTAAGTGAAATATTGTATACTGTAATATGTGAAATAAATTTAACACGCTTATTTCATACACACTATAAAAGATGTTCTTTTTAAGAGCAATCTGGCATAGATGGTCTTTTCATCTGTACACTTTAAAAGAAAGTGGCATAGTATATAGTGAAACAATTGTGATGCATATGTTTTTATTCAAATCTTTTTCCTTTTTTAGCACTCATGAAAATGGGTGCTTTTTATCATTCTATAAACGTTTATATACCGAAAAAGGACGTTAGATGCACATGGATATATACACCCTTTTTAAGTAACCTATTGTGATGTTTTGGATACAATTATCATAAGGTATATTTTGGAATAGGACGGGTGTTATGGATTTTAAGGAAAGATAAGGTATGAGATACATGAAACTCACTAAAAAAAGCAAGGTTTAGTTCGCTAGATAAAACAATGGATGTATTTCTGAAGGGATAAGAAAAAACACAGCCGTATCATGCATGGAAGATGATATGGCTGTGCTAGGATGAATGCAGTGAAATGAAATATTCCATTACACGCTTAGGGTACTTTGACTATAACTGAAAAGAGATGAAAGTGTAAGTTTAAAAATATCCGTTGTCAACGGTAAAATGAAAGGGAATAAGTGGTGAAAAAAGTAAGGAGTGAGATAGATGTGTGAGATTCGTACGGAAATAAAATATTATAATAATTCTAAATGTTTAGTATGTGGTCATCGAGATAAGTTATATCGTTCATCCAAGGAAGAATATCAAGAAGTAACTGTTTGTCCGAAATGTAACGGTGCATTTGTAGATGTGTATAAGTTAGAGAAGTACAAACAATCGGATGATATAAAACCTAATGAAGAACCATTACTAACGGTTACATTAACAGATATAGATGCTAAACCGATTGTTCATTATAAAGGCAAACAGATAGATAGAAAGTTACGTGTTGCATTTGATTGGGAATCACAATTGATTGATAAGATTAATCGGACATACATTCATATTGAACATGTACCAGCTGATAATAAGCGCTTCAATACTAAAGTCATTCAGCACAATCATCCTATTGTAGAAGAACAGGTAGAGCTTTATCGGTTATGAAAGAATATAAAACTAAACAACAGAAGCGTAAGTTCTATGACAGTGGTGAATGGAAGAGTCTTCGCGAGAAAGTAAAGAAGCGTGACAACTACGAATGCCAAGAGTGTAAGCGCAATGGCCGAGTACAAACTGATACCAATGAGTACAGTGAGAGTGCAAAGCGTAAGAAGATTCAACTCGTTGTCCATCATATAAAAGAACTTGAGCATCATCCAGAGCTTGCACTTGATATAGATAACCTTGAAACAGTCTGTGTGAATTGCCACAATAAAGAACACGGTAGAACATTCAAAAAGAAACAGAATAAATGGGAACACGATGAAAAGTGGTGAGGGTTCGATTGCAAAGTTTTGAACGCTCTTAAAAATATAGAATTAAAATACAATTGTTAAGAATAAATGTTAAATAACATGCAGTAAAATGAAGCTTATATTTTAATATTTTGTATTGTTTTTAAAGTTTGTAACAGAACCTATAGATTTTTAATGTATTAAAAACCACTTTTATACATGTATGTTTCGATTTAAATATATTATTGTATAAATGACAATAGAATTGGAGGTGATATTATGATTCACACACCTGAACTTTGTTATTGGTGCGCAAGACTTATGGGGTTTTAGAATTAAATAAAAAGATAAAACAAAGTCCACCGATTGGTTGGGCTTTGTTTTATATACCCCCCGGTCTGGAATTTCACCTATTTTTCGTCTAAGGGGCACCGGAGGAGGGGGTTAACTGTCAGGTTTTTTTCGAAATTACGCACGTTAGGGGGGGTGGGTAGATGGCTGTTAGTATTGTAAGGTTAAAAGAACAGCTCATGAATAGTATTGATATTACAGATTTAGTCGAAGTTGAAAAAGTAGAAAGATATATTGATCTGGTCAAAGCATTTAGAAAAATAAATAAAACCATTAATAAAGAAGGCGAGTCTGTAACAGTAAAAAATGGTTCCAAAGTTTTTGTTAAAGCCCACCCTCTTATAAGTGAGAGAAACAAAATTAACAGTTCTTTAATTGCTTTAGGAAGAGATATAAAATTTGTTCCTAAAGTTGGTGCTTCTAATACGGGATACAGTCCAAGTGATTTAATATGATTAGGCAAAAGTATGTAGATGAATACATTGAACTTTATAGAAGTGGAAAAATAAAGTTCAATAAGGAAAGAGAACTGTTAATTGACTATCTAGAAAAATATGTTTTGAACAGAGACGATTTGTATTTTGATGATGAAATGATTGAGAAGTGTATTCGCTTTGGAGAGAAATGGTACTTTCCCTTACAATCATTTCAAAAATTCTTAATAGCATTCGTTTTTTTATTTTATAAGAAAAACGGACGTGTATTTTATCGGAAGTTCCTATGGATGCTTGGACGTGGTGGCGGTAAAAACGGATTAATATCAGTTATTATTCATTTTTTAATTAGTGAAATGCATGGTATTCCGGAGTATAACATTTCTGTTGTTGCAAATAGTGAAGAGCAGGCAAAAACGAGTCCAGATGAAGTTCATAAATGCGTCAAACGAAATGAAATATTGCAAAGAGCATTTAAAACAACATTAACTCAAACGGTTTCTAAAGCTACTGGAAGTGTTTTGAAGTTTAGAACATCTAACGGAGATACAAAAGATGGATTACGTGATGGTGCAGTCGTATTTGATGAAATACATCAATATGAAAGTAATAAAGATGTTCGAGTCCACATTAGTGGTTTAGGGAAAAAGAAAAATCCACGTGAGTTTTACATTGGTACAGATGGATATGTTCGTGATGGTTTCTTAGATAAACAAAAAGAAAAAGCAATGAAGGTATTAAATGGTGAAGCACGTCCGAATGCTATCTTTCCATTCATTTGCAAATTGAATGATGAAAAAGAAGTTGATGATCCGGAAAATTGGGAAATGGCAAACCCAATGTTATCTCAGCCGTTAAGTGAGTATGCTGAAGGTTTGCTCGAAACAATAAAAGAAGAGTATGAGGATTTAGAGGACGATCCAAGTAACCGTGAAGAGTTCATGACCAAGCGAATGAACTTACCTGTTACAAATTTAGAAAGATCTGTTGCGAAATGGTCAGAAATCCTCGCTACAAATCGTCCTTTCCCTGATTTATATGCCCAAGAATGCATAGGAGCATTAGACTTTGCGAGTATTCGGGACTTTGCGGCATGTGGTCTTTTATTTAGACAAAATGGTGAATATATCTTTAAAACTCATTCCTTTGTACGAAAAGAATTTGTTGATATCTATTACGGATATTCTAAAAAAGCAGGCGAGTTCAAGAAACAAAAATTCGCTCCAATTAAAGAGTGGGAAGAGCAAGGACTACTCACAGTTGTGGATGAACCGACTATAAATCCTCAGCACATTGTTGATTGGTTTGTAGAAATGCGTGAACAATATGGGATTAAAAAGATTATAGCTGATAACTTCAGAATGGAAGCAATAAGACCATTATTGGTAGCAGAAGGGTTTGAAATAGAAGTAATACGAAATCCAAAAGCAATCCATAGTTTATTGGCTCCACGTATTGAAATGGCATTTGCAAATAAACAAATTGTGTTTGACGATAATCCGCTAATGCGTTGGTATACACAAAATGTATTGGTTGTTATCAAAGGTGATGGGAATAAAATATATGAAAAGAAAGAGCCTGTTCGTAGAAAAACAGATGGGTTCCAATGTTTTGTTCATGCTCTTTATCGGGCGGATGAGATACAAGAAGCAACTGACTTTGTTATAGGTAACATTAAATTCTAATAAAGGGGGTGATAATCATTGGATGGTTAGGTTCAGTATTTAAAAGAAATAAAGAATTAGAATACATGCTGGATCTGGACATAATAACTGATACAGCAAACAGACTTCATATGAAACGATTGGCGATTGATACATGCGTTTCATTTTTAGGAAGAACAATTAGTCAATCTGAATTTAGAGTAAGAAATGGTAAAGCATTTAAGAAGGATGAGCTTTATTATCGATTAAATGTAAGACCAAACAAGAATATGACCGCAAGTACCTTTTGGGAAAGGTTTGTTCGCAAACTTATTTATGATAATGAGTGTTTAGTCATACAAGCAGATGATGGTGATTTACTTATTGCAGATGGATTCCAACATAATGAGTATGCTGTGTTTGAAGATACCTTTACTGATGTAAGGGTAAAAGATTATACGTTTAAGAGAAGTTTTAAGCAAAGCGAAGTTATTCATTTGAAGTATCGGAATGATAAATTATCTCCACTTATTGATGGATTATTTGCAGATTACGGTGATTTATTTGGTAGGATACTAAACTCACAGAAACGTAAAAATCAAGTTCGTGGCACGGTTGATATGGATATGATTGGTGCTAAAACTGAGGAACAAATAGCAAAGCTACAAGAGTTTATAGACAATATGTATAAGTCAATCGGTTCAAAAGATATAGCTATTGTTCCACAGCAAAAAGGTATTAATTATAACGAGATATACAATGGTGTTGCAAATGGTCCAAGTGTGGAAGAAATCAATAAAGTAACAAATGGTTTCTTGAATCAAGTAGCTATGGCAATTGGTATTCCAATAGCTCTGATATATGGAGAAATGGCTGATGTAGAAAAGCAAACGAAAAATTATATGCTTTTCACAGTACGACCATTATTAAAAAAGCTATCTGATGAAGCGAACGTTAAATTCTTTGAAATGAGTGAATATCTTTTAGGACGAAAAATTGAGGTTAAGGCTGTTTCCTATCAAAGTATATTTGAACTTGCGACAAGTATTGATAAACTCATTTCTTCAAGTGCATTTACAGGAAATGAAATTCGTTCAGAAGTAGATTATGAGGAGTCGGATGATCCAAATCTAAATATCCATCATATTACGAAGAACTATACAAAATTAAATGAATCTGAAGGGGGTGAGAAATGATGGAGCATGTGAATATGAATAAGCTTTTGAACTTAAAACGAGATATTCGTTTTGAAGCTAAAGGTGAAAATGAATACAAATTAACTGTTTATGGGTCAATTGGTGGATGGTTTAGTGAAAACAATGCTGAAGCAGTAAGAAGAAAAATTCAAGATGTTAAAGCAGAAAAAATTCACGTTCATATTAATTCGGGTGGAGGTTCCGCTTTTGATGGTGTAGCAATTTGTAATCAATTAAAGCAGCATAGTGCAGAAATTATAGTTCATATTGATGGTTGGGCAGCTAGTGCCGCGTCTGTAATTGCAATGGCAGGTGATAAAATCATTATGCCTAGTAATACTATGATGATGATTCATCAAGCTAGTACCTTTGAATATGGAAATGCAGATTTATTTGAAAAAACAGCACGAGATTTACGAAAGATTGATTCAGCTTTAGCAGCATCTTATAAAAAACGTTTTGTTGGGACAGACGAAGAATTAAAACAACTTTTAAAAGATGAAACTTGGCTAACAGCAGAAGAAGCGGTTGCTCTTGGTTTAGCTGATGAAATTGCTGATGAAATTGAAATTGATGATACGCAAGAAGATGAAGAAGTGGAAGTTGTAGAAAATTTTAAAGAAGATTTAGTAGCTAAGTATATGAAACAACCAAATAATCAAAATCCCAAAGAGCCTATTCAAGAGCCTGTTCATACAAAACAGAATCTGAGTACGCTCTTTTTAACTTTAGGAGGAAAATAAAATATGGTTATTAAGTTTAATAATTTTGAAGAGAAGAAACTAGCTTTCGCGAAAGCAACACAAGAAGGTACAGCGGAAGAACAATCAGCAGCGTTAAATTCCATGATTGAAGCACTTGCTACAGATGTTCGTTCAGATATTTTAAATCAAGTGAATGAATCAATGGTAGATCGTTCTATTATGCAATCTCGCGGTGCTAATGTACTAACAAGTGAAGAAATGAAGTTCTTTAATGCTGTTGTTGAGGATGGTGGTTTTAAATCTACTGAAACTTTACCTAAGACAACACAAGAGAGAATTTTTGATGATTTAGTTCAAGGTCATCCGTTACTAGAGCATATCGGCTTAGAGAATTTAGGAGCCGTGACAGAATTTATTTATGGAGATCCAGAGGGTGCAGCTGTATGGGGACCGTTATTTGGTGATATTAAAGGGCAATTAAATGCTACATTCCGAAAAGAATCAATTACTCAACTTAAATTAACTGCGTTTATTCCATTAGCAAATGATATGTTGAAGCTTGGTCCAGTATGGGTGGAACGATATGTTCGTACTATGATTACAGAAGCAATGTCAGTAGGTTTAGAACGTGGTTTTGTAGCTGGTACGGGTAAAAATGAACCTATTGGATTATTAAAAGACCCTAGCGGAAGTGTCACAAATGGAGTATATCCAGATAAAAAAGTTGCTGGAACTTTAACTTTTGAGCCTGGTCGCAAAACAATTAATGAATTAAAAGGCGTGGTCAAATTATTGGCTAAAAAATTAAATCCTGATGGTAAAACAGATGCAGATCGACCAAAAAATATTGCTGGTAAAGTAGTTATGGTAACAAATCCATTCGATACTTTCGACATTCAAGCAAATGCTACGATTCAAAATGCGGCAGGTGTATATGTAACGAGCTTACCTTTTAATCCAATCCCAACAGAATCTGTATTTGTACCTCAAGGACAAGTGGTTTTCTTTGTTAAAGGAGAATACATTGCAGCGATGGGTGGAACAGAGCCAATCAAAAAGTATGAAGAAACATTAGCTTTAGAAGATGCAACTGTTTATATTGCTAAACAATATGCTACAGGTAAACCGAAGGATAAATACACTTCACAAGTTTACACATTAAAGCTTGAAGAAGTAACCCCACCAACACAAGGATGATGTGAATGAATACAGTAATTTCGAATGAAATATTACAGCAATTTAAAGATAGGATGCACTTAGGGGATGAGGAAGATGATAACCTAAAGCGCATCCTTTCTACGTCTAACAAGGCATTACTTAGGGTTTGTGGGAATTATGATTTAAATAAAGACGAGGAGTTCAAAGAATTAGTCTTTGAACGTTCTCGTTATGTTTATAACGATGCATTAGAGTATTTTGACAAGAATTTTTTAAGTCAGATTAATAGTTTAGGTATCGATAAAGCATTAGAAGAAATTAAATTGGACGGTGATTAATATGCGTCCTTTTCAGTACAAGAAACCACTGAATACAGGTGATTGTAGAAATCGAATTATCATTGAACAGCCTGAAGTAATAAAAGATGAATTAAATCAAGAAGTTGAAACAGGTAATTGGCAAGAAGTAAAAAAAGCATGGGCAATGATAAAAACGGTAAAAGGTTCTGAGTACATTGAAGCTTCAGCATCACAGTCTACACGAATTTATCGATTTGTAATTCCTTATACAACAGGAATTACAGAATTAATGCGAATTAAAATGAAGGATCGTATCTTTGACATTATCGAACCTCCAATGAATGATGATGAAATGTATCAAACATTGACTATGATCGCAAAGGAGCATGTTTAATATGAATGATTTTGTGAGCGAACTTGCTAGAGAATTGCAAAGATATGCGAATGTTGTGGAAGAAGAATTACTGACAGCGCAAGAAGAAGTTGCTGATGTTGCTGTGAATAAATTAAAACAAAACAGTCCTAAAAAAACAGGTGCTTATCGTAAAGGGTGGCGTAAGAAAAAAGAAGATAATGGTGTTGTTATTCATAATACTCAAGGACAATTAACACATCTTTTAGAAAAGGGACATGCGAAAGTTGGCGGTGGACGTGTTCCGGGTCAAGTTCATATTCGCCCAGTGGAAGAGTATGTAATTAATGAATTACCAAGGCAGATTGAAAGGGCACTTGGATAATGACATTAGGTGAATTAACAAAAATTCTTGAAGCTACGGGTTATCCTGTAGCTTATTCTCATTTTACAGCAATACCGAACAAGCCCGTTCCAGCGCCACCTTATATATGTTTCCTTGTGGATGGATCAGCAAATTTAATGGCTGATAACAAGGTTTATCACAAAATAAATGATTTAATTATAGAGCTTTATACAACTAAAAAAGATTTAGTCACAGAAGCAAAGCTTGAAAAGGTCTTGGACGATCATGAGATACCTTATGATTCGTATGGGACTTTTATTGAATCTGAAAAAATGTATCAAAAAATATATGAAACGAGGTTGATATAAATGAATGAAAATAAAGTAGCTTTCGGTCTGAAAAATGTCCACTATGCACTCTATGAAATTAAAGATGGTGCAATTACATTCAGTACACCGATTCGATTACCAGGTGCGGTTGAATTAACCTTTGATCCACGAGGGGATCTAATTGAGTTCTATGCTGATGACATGCTTTACTATGCAGCAAGTAATAACCAAGGTTATGATGGGACGCTATCTATTGCGACTATTCCAGAGCAATTTGCAGTTGATGCATTAGGAGAGGAATTAGACACAGAAGACGGTGTATTAAATGAATTAGCTGACGCAAAAGGAAAACCATTTGCTTTATTGTTTGAATTTGATGGCGATGTACGAGCGACTCGACATGTTATGTTTAACTGTTCAGCAAGTCGTCCAACAATTGCATCTAAAACGAAAACTAATTCAGCGGAGCCAAATACAAATGAGCTTAAATTTGTATCAAGCCCTATTGATATTAATGGAAAACGTATGGTTAAAACGAAAACTACTACTAAATCAAAACAAGAAATCTATGATAATTGGTACAAAAAAGTGTATACAAAAGTACCTGCATTACCAAAAGGGGCGTAAGTGAATGGAAAAGACAATTACAATAGATGGAAAACAAGTCAGATTAAAAGCTACAGCAGCAACAGTTAAACGATATAAAGCACAATTCAGACGTAATTTATTTGCAGATTTGATGGGTTTAGGGGCAATTAGTACATTAACTTCACCAGATGGCTCGCAACAACCTCTTGATATGTCTAATGTAGATTTAAGTAATGTAGATTTTGAACTTATTTATGACTTAACTTGGTTATACGCTAAAACGGCTGATCCAAATATTCCTGATCCTATGACGTGGCTAGATGAATTTGAAGAATTCCCGATTGAAGAAATTATGCCAGAAGTCATGGAATTAGTTCAGGTCACTATGGGAGCAAAAAAAAAATAAAGAAAAATAATGGAGAGCAAGGGACATTCAGTGATGAAGAATTTACCACTGAATTGTTTCTTGCTCTTTGTTATAAAGCAAATTTAACAAAAGGTGATTTAGAAGAAATGACCGTTGGTGATTGCTTTGATTACATTGCTGAATTCGCTGAGTTAGAGAATCCAGATAAAGAAAAAGTTAGAAAAGCAGGTCAAAAAGACTTCGATTCATTCTAAGAAAGGGGTGAGAAAATGGCAGGAAGAATTAAAGGGATTACGATTGAAATTAATGGTAACACTCAACCGTTACAAAACGCTCTAAAAGATGTTAATAAACAAAGCGATTCTTTAGCTAAAGAACTAAAAGATGTCGAGCGTTTGTTAAAGTTCGATCCTAGTAATGTGGAAGCATTAGCGCAAAAACAACAGTTACTTACACAGCAGATTGAAAATACAACGCAAAAACTAGATAAGTTGAAAGCAGCGGAACAACAAGTACAAGCTCAATTTCAAAACGGTAAAATTTCTGAAGAACAGTATCGTGCATTCAGGCGTGAAATTGAATTTACAGAAGGATCGCTTAATGGTCTGAAAAATAAACTTGGAAACATGAAAGCTGAGCAAGAGAATGTAGCGAGTTCTACAAGGCAATTAGAAACATTGTTTAGAGCTACAGGAAAAAGCGTTGATGATTTTGCAGGAGCATTAGGAAATCGTCTTGTGAATGCAATTCGAAATGGAACAGCTACAAGTCGTCAGTTAGAGCAAGCAATTGGAATCATCGGTCGTGAAGCATTAGGGACAGGAACAGATATTGATAAATTGCAACGAGCACTCCGATCTGTGGATGCTGGAAACTCAATACGGCAAGTGCAAAATGAATTAAGAGATTTACAACAAGAAGCCGGAAGAACTGAGAAAAAGTTTGAAGGATTAAAAGTAGGATTAGAAAATGTTATCGGTGGATTAGCAGCTGGTGGCGGAATTGCAACCGCAATTGAAAAAGCAATGGACATGTCGAAGTTAAAAACAAAAATTGAAATAGGATTTGATGTTCCTGAG